ATCAAATGACAAAGACTGAAAAAATCGTTCAATATTTTAAAGACCACCCAGAGGCCCTGCCAAAGAAGGTCGCTGAGAAATTCAAGACCGCGACACCGCGCATCTACCTGCTGCGCAAGCGGGCCAGGGCAGAGTCTTGGACAGAGGAAAATCCGGTGCCGCCGTTGGCTTCTTGGAACAAACTCTTTGGCCCTGCCGAGGAAGAAGTTGAGACCACGGACGTGGACGCAACCCTTGACGCTCGGGCCTTGGACTACGGCGCATTTAAAGATGGCGCGGCCCTCATGCAAGGTATCAAGCGCCAGATGGCTGAGCATGCCCAAAAGCACGGCAAGACCTTCGCTGATGATCAGTGGGAAGCGCTGGAGATGATCGTGCACAAGATCGGCCGCATTGTGAACGGCAACCCCGACAAAGTGGATCATTGGACCGACATCGCTGGTTACGCCAAGCTGGTGGCGGACCGTCTGGAAGGGGTGGTGCGATGAACATTGGTCTTGTTGTCGGGCTGTGGATCATTGCTGCGTGGATCACGCACATTGTGGTCTGCCTTAAAACCGCCTCCTGGGGATTCCTGATCGCTGGGGCCATCGTGTTCCCCATTGCTTGGATTCACGGCACGGGCCTTTGGTTTGGGTGGTTCTGATGGGGCCCATCAATGTAGAACCCAAGGCAGCGCAGGCAATGGTCATGGCATTCCTGCGCTCTTGCAACTACACGCCGATGCGTACCAGCGAGCTCTCCAGGGCCTTGGGGGTGCAGCCATCCTGCATCCGTAGGGCAGGGCTTGCCCTGGTCGCAAAGGGCCGCCTACGGGCCGATTTGGTCCCTGGGCGCGGGCGGGGTGAATACCTGTTCACCCTGCAGCAGTTGGACTTGTTTGAGGACCACAAGGAACCGCCCAACCTCTGGCAACGGATCAAGGGCTTTTTTAAGTGAGCCGATATAATCGGTGTTGTTGGTAGCTGTGCCAGAGTCTGGTCTATTGGTGACATGACTAAAGAGACTTGAGTGCCGTCATGGGCAATACTTGGGCCTCCGTGAGTTCGAATCTCACCAGCATCAACACGCATGGGGACTGCCAGCAATCGTTAGCCATATGAGGCTTTCAATCGTTGGACAAACAGTGCCCAGCCGTGTTGGTGTAAACGGATTGGCCCCGTGGGAGCTTTAGATTCAGTTGCGCCCCACCCTGCCGCATGGGAGACACCAACAACTTACATTTTCTTCTCATTGAATCGGCGAAACAGCCAATCCCGTATTACTGCTGCCAAGTCCGCCCAGTGCGGAACTTCGCCGTCCTCCAAGATGACTTCAAAGCGATTCTTGCAGGTCACAATCTTCATTTGGCTTCTCCCCAGCTCGGTCCGATTTCCACGTCACAGCGGCTGGGAACTTCCAACCGCACCGCTTCGGCCATTATCCTGGCTGCTTCAACCGCCTCTTCCCGGGTCTTCACACTCAGAGCAAGCTCATCATGCACTTGCAGGATCGGCGTAAAGCCCGCCTTGGCAAGGGCCACCATGGCCGCTTTGGTCTGATCAGCGGCAGACCCCTGGATCAGCCGGTTCAGCCCCTTGTAGGTGCCCGCCCGCTTGATCCGTTGGCCGTATTCCATGACTGCTTGCTCGCGGGGCAGGGCCTTATTCACGCCCCACTCCATCGGCTCCCACAGCGGAAAGCGGCACTTGCGGCCAAGCAAGGTACGTATTGCGCCCCCCGCTGCCGGGTGGTCAATTCGCTTCATCACGGCAGTGACCGTGCCCTTGAGGAACGGCACGTTGGTGTGGAACCGATCGATCAGGTCGGAAGCATCGTTGAGGTTCAAATCAAGCTGCGCAGCGAGCTTATTTTTGCCCATGCCATACATCAGCCCCAGGCCGATCGTTTTGGCCGCCTTGCGCTTAATTTCGGCCATGTCCGCCACCATCTGGTGAAAGTCCGTGTCCGGGTTGGTGTGGTACGCCTTGACCATGGTCTCAGCTCCGGGTAAACCCAGGAGGTTTGCATAGTGCACGAGCAAACGAGGCTCCTGTGAGCTGAAGTCGTTGGATGCCCACAGCTCCCCTTCCTCCGGCAGGAACAGCGAGCGCACCATCGGGCCAATGATTTCGTGGCGGGCAGGAACCTGCTGCAAATTGGGCTGGGCCATGGACAGCCGTCCAGTGACCGTGCCGCCATCATCCGATCGCATCTGGTTGACATGCGGGTGAATGCGGCCCGTCTTGGCGCTGAAGTCCAAGTAAGGTTGCAGAAAGGTTCCGTGGGTCTTGTTGGTTTCGCGGGCCTCCACGATCAACTTAGCCACAGGATGTTCACAGCTATCCAGAAAACCTTTGGTGAAACTGGGTGCGCCGTTCTCCGTCTTGCTGTAGGGTAGGCTCAGCTTGTCAAAGGCGTGGGCAATGGATTGCGCTGCCCAGATATCCACAGAGTTTCCACAGATTCTTTTGAGCTCAGCATAGATTTCTTTCTCGCGCTTTTGAAGCTGCTCAATCAAGCGTCCAGCTTTTTCCCGGTCAAAGCGAATGCCCCGGCGGGTCATCTCAAAGAGCACCGGGAACACCTCGGTCTCCAGGTTGAAGATTGACTCGACTTCATCTTGACGCATCTTGATCTTGAACGCCTGCCACAGCTTCAAGGTCAGCGCAGCGTCTTGCTCGGCGTATGTCCCAACGTACATCGCGGGGAGCTTCCAGAGCTCCTTTTTAGGATGGACACCGAAATCGGCTGCGGCCTGCTTGAGGCCCTGTTCACTCTTGACTTCTTGGAGGTAGTCGAAACCAAGGGAGTTGAGGCTGAAGCTGAATCGGTTTTCATCGAGGAGGGGAGCGGCGAGCATGGTGTCCACGATTCGGCCTTGTACATTAAACCCGGAGGCAGTGAGCCAGCCCAGGTCGTATGCGGCGTTGTGCATGACTTTGTCTGCTGGGGTGGAAAGTACATCCCGTATCCAACGTTCAACAAGCCGTTTGTCAAGGTTGCCACCACCGCCATGAGCCACAGGGTAATACCCAGCCCAACCGTCAACGGCGACAGCGTAACCAACAATAAACCCATCGTTGCGAGGCCAACCGGGACCAAAAGACTCCATGTTCGGGTCGCACGTTTCGAGGTCAATTGCAATCTCCTTGGCGTTGGATAAATTGGGAAAGGTATCTGGGGGCACCCACTCGGTGGGGGTGGGGAACATTGGGATGGTTCTCATAGCCGAAATCCTTTTTCTGAATGCTTGGGTAGCACCAAGTGCAGTGCTTGCTTGGCGCGGGTGATGCCTACGTAAAAGAGGCGGTGAACGTTGTCGCCGTTCTTGGCGTATTCTTGGGCAAACTTGGGCGAGAGGTCCATCATCAAAAGGACGTTGTCCGCTTCGCCGCCCTTGGCTCCGTGGATCGTGGACAGTTTGATGCGGCTCGCGCTCGACAGCTTGGTCTTCCTGCGCAGCACGGCCCTCAGGTAATCGAGCTTGTCTTCGCTGATACGGCTGAGCCCCTCGTACCAGGGAGGGCTGCCCAGCAGTCCGTGGTCCTTGGTCAGCGCAGCAAGGTCGTACATCGCATGCGGGTCGGCCCCTTTGAGCGTCCTGTGGCCCCTGGCAACCAGCGAGGCATCCAAGTACCTGTACAGCTCCGCCACGGCCGCTCCAGTGGCTTGCTCGCCCCTGCGCAGGCGCTCCCAGGAGATGACCGAGGAGATGATCTTGGGGCTCAGGCTTGGGATTCCGCCGCGCTCAAACAGCACGCCCCCGGCCCTGAGCCATTCATGGATGGGATTGAGCATGTAGTTGGTGGCGGCAAGAATTAGCCACTGCCCGTCATCCACCGGCACGTCTTCAAAGCGGTGGTAGGTTTTGACCATGCCTTCAAAGTCCCGGGCCTTCCACTCCTTGGGTTGGCGCTCGTTGATGCGGTGCACGATCCGGTTTGCCAGGGCGTGGACGGTGCTGGGTACCCGGTAGGATTGGTCGAGGACTTTGATCTGGCCCTGGAATGACAAGAAGCTCTTGACATCGGCCCCGGCCCAAGTGAACACTGCCTGATCGTCATCCCCGGCGAGGAATACCCGTTTGGCTTTTTCGGCCAAGACCTCCACCATCTGCCACTGCAAACGGCTCAAATCCTGGGCCTCATCAATGATCAGCACCTCCAGGCTTGGCAGGCAAGAGTGCTCGGTGACCACCATCTCCAACAGGTCGGTGAAGTCCAGCAGGTCCTTGCTACGTTTGTAGTGCCTGTAGCTACGCTCGACAAACTCAAAGTGATGCCACTCGATGTCCAAACCGCACTGGTTGTAGTGCGTGCGCAAATCAGCCCCACGGATGCGGGCCAGATTGATCTCGTTGAGGATTGGGTTGTCGGCCTTGGCAACGTCCGTGTCTTCT